TCCAGCTAACGAAAGTGGCGATTGGCCCGGGAGCGATACCGCGGGACTCGCATTGCTGCAGCGCGGCCAATTGGTTCATCAGCGAGTAATTCCAAAACGCGCTGTAGCAGCTCGCCACTTTACCAGGTTGCATGACGGCGGATCCTAGCAGTTCCGCGAAGTTCGGTGTATTGTTGTTCTCAGACATTGAAGCTCATCCCTTCTGTGTTTAGGTGGGCGATTCGGCTTCCATCCGTTTCGCTCACCGCTTGCTTACATACCGATACTATCCTACTGCTGGATTTCTGTCAACAACTATTTTCAAACTTTCTCGCGCCCTGCACTTTGCGGGGCAGAGCGCACTGTCAAGCTAAACATGTGGCTTTCTTGCACCGAGTTACGGAGAATAACGGGCGAATAGAACAAATCGGACGTAAAATGATCTCGTACACGCGGGAAGGCCGGTCTTGCCCCCGGCCCCCGCAATTCGGGCAAGCATGGCGATAGCGGCACAATCCGAACTCAGCAGTATCCTGCAGCAAGAGAAGGAAATGCGCGATAAGGGCATCTGGACGTTCTATCGCCCGGCCGCGAGGTTACCGCGGTGAGCCAGCCGTCTCCGGTTCGGGTGATTGTGGCGAATCGTGAACCGATCCAGCCGGAACGCCTCAGCTCGATTGTGGGCGGGATCCTTCAAGCCAGAGCGAAGCTGGACAAGCAAAAGCAGCCGGCGCCGGCCGTAGTGCCGAGTCACATAGGCCCGCGGTGCTCGCGCTGCCGCAAGTATTTCCCGATCAATCAATTAAGTGAATGGCGCAGCAAACCGCGCGCCGACGGATCACATAAGATCGTGCTGTATATCTGCGTGAATTGCTCCGCAAAGCAGCCGATCGCAGGTTTTTCAACCCTACCCGGCCACTCGGATACGACTGGACGCACGACGGAGCCAGTACCGAGTCGTAAATTGAGTCGGGAGGATGCGGGGGTAAGCCGGCAACCGCGAGGCTCGGCCGGCGACGAGCGCGATACGTCAAGAGCGCTCCGAAGCCCAGCCTAAACGGGGGATTGCTCGAGCCCTCGAGCATGAAACCGCGTAGCTCGAGAACCGCGTCAGTAATCGCCGAAAGCGATTCGGGTTTTCTCCTGCGAATAGGATCACGTCCTAACGCTCAGAGGTAGGGCGAAAACCATCGATCGCACCTTGCGGCGCAGCCAACTAGCGGGCGCGCATCGCGCGAACGCGCTCAACGCTTGCAATCCGCGCTACAATACCCCTATAACGTCTCAGGACGCCTCATCGTGCCACACGTAACCGCTCAGCAGTTCGCTAACGAAGTCGGACTCAGCCTCTACAGAGTGCAGGAATTGGCTCGTACGGGCAGATTGCCAGCCGTCCGCCCTGGAAATTCCGGGCGTTGGCGCATCGACATGGATCTGGCGCTCAAGCGCTGGCGCCGACCGCAGGCATATGAGAGGCAGTACTCACGCGCAAGTGCTTGCGTTGCAACGATTTGCACTGGCAACGAACGCGCAGCCCTGCACCAGTATCGCCAGCTCCCCAACGATCTCCGCGCTCGCGTAGACGCCTGGTGCGCCAAGAAGGGGATTGACTCGCCCGGGTTGAAGCTCAAGCAGATGCAGGCCAAACGGCCGGCGGTGGTGCTGGACATGACCGCGGAAGGCGCGGACTAAACTTGAGTCTCACGCGCGCATTCTGGTGTTCGCTAATGGGACGCTCGATCACACCTGTGATCACCTAACTGTATCATTCAACGCCAGATAATCAAACGCGCGACATATGGTCCGTTATCGGAAGTTCTCGTACTATCAATGACTTGCGGACGTTGCGAGGCTGGCTGCGGAGTGGTTGATACTCACACGCGCAGATCTTGGAGCGGACACCACGGAGGAGTGGGGCACCCCGGCGGGTCGCTGGAACCGAATCCCGCCAAAGGCAGGGGGGGTATGGTCTAGCCGGGTCCTTCCCCCATCCGCGATACAAACAGTTCTGCATGCGAAATCGGGGTTGCTTGGAAATTCGCTGGCGCGGTTTCGGATTTGGGGAGTTTCGCCTTTGCGATCCCGGAAAAAATCCGCGAGCGGTTTTGTATGGGAAATTGAGGGGTTTAGGGGTAAGATTGCGGTGAGCCATGTGTTTTGAGTTCAACGGCTACGTCGGCGAGGAGTTCACGCCCGAGGAAGAGGCGGCAATAGAGCGCATCATCACGGCTTCGCCTTCTTGTGGCGAGACGCCAGATCAGCATTGTGACCGTGTTTGCTATGCGGGCTACTGTGATTTGCTGCCGTGCCCGAAGGGGCTCTATGGCGTTGGTAGGATGGATCGTCCCGCTTCGGTCGGCGATCAGATTGGCGACATCCTGAACGAGGTTTTGATCGAAGAGGGGATTATCGAGCCGGGGGAATAGCCAATGGATACGGTGATGTGTTACTACGACCGCGAGGGATATCGCACGCAGGAGTGCATTGCGGGGCTTTGTCCGTGCAAGGCGATGCGCGCCCAGCGCCATTCCGTTGGTTGCGCTTGTGGAACCTGCGACGGATCGGGCGACGATAAGGGCGGAACTGTAATTTATTCCCTAGCAAGCGCGCAGCAAGCCCGCTGCCCGGTTCACGGTACAGCGGTAGTTAGCGGCAAAGCGGGACTTCTGTATTGCGGCGAACCCGGTTGCGAGTGGAACCGCAAGCAGGGCATGGCGATGCAGAACGCTCCGGTTGCTTACTCGCCGGGTGATCTGCTGAACGCCGCGCGCCCGCTGGAACCCGTCAGTTACTTCGAGGCGGATCGCAACTATTACCGCGATAAGTGGCGGAGAACGCAGGGCATTCGCGGTGCACTCCGGAATTTGTGGAGGCAGTTGTGGAAGTGAGTAATACGTGCATCGAGCAAGCCAAAAAGGCGCTGGACGATGCCATGAACGCTCCCAATCATGCGGAAATGGAGGATGCTCTCAACGCGGCCCGTGAACGCATCCAAGCAGCCGAATATGCTCGCCGTCGCGAGGAGTGGATTCGCAAGCATGCTCCTTAATCGTCTGGTCTATGCTCTCATCCTGTTGTGTCCGGTGAGGTTATCCAGCGTGGACACGCCTCCGTGCGAATGCCTCAGCGGTACGGTTTCGCTCGGCGACATCGCAAAAGGCAACGGCTTACGCTTCTGCGAGGGAGCGACCATATCGTGGACTGAGGACTTACCATGACCAACGCCGAACTCATTAAAGCCACAAGAGATAACGGAATGGAGCCGATATTGGATCGCGATGGAAACGTGATCGGGGCAGTCCGGCGGGAACTGCTGCCGACGCGTGCCGAATTGATCGAGTTGGCGAAGCCGCCGCAGATTATTGGCACGGTGACGGATAGCCACAAATCGTAGCCACAAAGCCACACTACCGCGCAAAGTATTCTACGAAGTACTTGACTTTGCCGCGCCTTCCAGAACATAATCGTCCATCCGCGTAGTTGCCGCCCCCCGAGGCTGTAGTCCGGGGATGCCTGGGTCTGATTCTCAGATTCGCGGCCTGTCCTTTTCCCCAAACCTCCGAAATGCTTACTGGCGAACTTCTGCTCACAGCTTTGAACCGAACGAAACGAACCGTGCGCGTGGTCGCACTCGACGGTTCACACGTGGACATGACCGCAGCGCAAGCCATGGTGATCGTCCGCAATTCCGACGAGTACGTGGGTCACGGCACGAAGCGCAAGTGCGGGCTCGTCAAGCGCGTCGGCGCGCAATCGCGAAAGGCGGATCCCATTTGGACGTCGTGCTGGCGCACGATGCACGCGGCTGTGCTACCTCCGCCCCCTGAATACTTCCTGGGTATGCGCTCAAGCTAGTGTGGCCGCCAAGCGCAAGCCCGAGCATCCGCTCAAGCACATGGCGGTGGGCGAGCCCGCTCTCAAGCTATCGATTCAGAAATATCGCGTGATCGACGGCAAAAAAATCGTGGGGCAATATAGCAATCTGGCGCTGGTGCTCGAAGCGCTCGCGGGTCGCCCATTCGCCCGCGTGCTGGACGTTTCGGTATCGCCGCCGCGCGACATCAACTTGTGGGGCGCAATCCATTGAAGCAGCCGACCCCCTTCGCGATCCACGTTCATGGCGGCCGACCGCACCAGCGCGGCTACGCCTACTTCGGGGACGCGCGGCCATCGCGCTTCACGCCGGGATTGCGGTCGGACGAAGAGAACCTGAACGGGCCGGTCGTGGTCTTGGTCCGCAACGGGAAGCCACTGAACGCCAGAGGGCGCGAACTTCTCAGGAAGCCTTCGTGACCCACGCGCTACTCGTCGGTTTCGGCATTGCCTGCGTAGCGCTTGGTTCCGTTGCAACGTGGATCATCCGCGGCCGAGAGATCCGCAAGGAACAGGAGCGGACAGCTTTCTTCATCAACGAAGCGAACACTTGGAAGCAGCGGGCTATCGAGCGTCTGGATCAGGTAAGCCGATGGCGCCAGATGGCTTCCGAGCAAGCGGCGCAATTGGAGCGGCTACCGCGGCGCGGAGCCGATGGACGGATGGCGAAGCGATCATGAGCGATCTAGTTTCGCGTCCATATCTTCCGGATCCCGCCGCGTCATGTGAGGCCTGCGTGTTCGGCAGCGGCAAGCATGCTGACTTCTGCCACTTGTACGTAAAGCCCGGGTGTTCCTGCTTCCTCACGGCGATGGAAGAGTTCCGCGGCGAACCGCACGCAACCGAGTGCGGGTTGAGTAAATCGAGGGCCGATGCTGTACGGACCTAACGGCCAACCGCTCCCCGTCGACGCGCGCACGGACGAACAGCGCGAGTTCGACCGGCGCTTTCGCGCACAGATGGCCGATAACGGCGGACAATTTTTCAGCCGCGAGTTTATCTGCGAGGTAAAGCATCAGTTCGATGTTCGCGAACGGGATCGCGCCGAGCGCATGAAGCATCCCGAGCGCAATCCCAAGATGGATCTGATCTCCGATATGTACGATGACAAAGCGAAGACGCCGAAGAATCGCGTGTGGACGTTTCCGAAGCAATGAAGACCTTCTCGCTCGTTCACGCGACAGCTCGCCTGAAGAATCAGCGCTGGAAGCCGGCCCATGATGCATGGCTAGGGCAGGCGGATAATCCCCAGGACATCGAGTACATCTTGGCTGTGGACACTGTTGATTGGGCGCTGGCTCCCCGGGAATACGGATGGTTCCATGTGGTGGAACACACCGGGCCAAATAACGCTGCCTCGGCCTGGAACTGCGCCGCCGCGCATTCAACGGGGAAATTCATCATCCAAGTGGCCGACGATTTCTTTCCGCCTCCGCACTGGGACACCGAACTGCTGAACGTGGTCACCGATCTGGACGGCGAATACGTGGTCGAGGTTTCGACCGGCACGCCCAGCGATGAGCGGCGCTTGCTCATCAACTGCTTTCTGACGCGGCCATACTACGAGCGGATCGGCAATCTGTTCTATCACGAGTACGAGAGCATGGCGGCAGATGATGACTTTTCCGAAATGGCGCGTAGTGATGGGGTCGTGATCGATGCGCGGCATCTGGTATTCGAGCATAAGCACTACATTTGGGGCACAGCGCCATTCGACAGTATCTATCAGCGCCAGAACGCTCCAGAGCGTTACGAGCGCGGTGCCGCCATCCTAGCACGGAGACGTGCGAATAATTTCGCGGGCGCAAATCATGCCCTACGGGAGATTACACGATGAAAGAAATCGACGATGCTGTGAAACTTATTGAGACATTCGCCGCGCGCATTCGCGCTGCAGCAGACGAAGATCTCGGTGAAAAACCCAGTGAGGAAAAGATCGCTAACCGCAATAAGGCACGCATCTTTCTGCACGGATCGGCTCTCCCGAATGCGATCGGAGCGCTGAATGGACTGAAGGCGGCGGCATCGCGAGAACTGTAATGGCTCCCTGGGTTCCCGGTGACGCCAAGGGCCACACGAAAAAGGCGAGCTCGCCCGTCGCTCAACGGCAATGGGCGCATGTCGCCAATGGGCTCCTGAAGTCAGGCCGTCCCGAAGGCGAAGCTATTCGCGAGGCGAACGCGGTGGTCGCCAAGCGCAAAAAGAAGAAGGGCGCCGCAAGCAAAATGATGGAGGCACTTCAATAATGGCTTTCCCCAACCGCCAGGTTAGAAATGTGAGCCCCAAGATGGACATGCTCGAAGACAAGACCGATTCGACCGGCAAAGCGAATCCGTTCCTGTTCAAGAAAAAGGCCGCCGTACCGCCCAAGAAAAAGAAAAAACCCGCGGCTGGCCCGTCCATGTCGATGATGAGGATGATGCAACCATGAACCCGCAAATGCTCATGCAACTGATTCAGGCGATGGGTCAGCAGCGCGGCGGCTTCTCGGGTGGTCAACCTGGCGGATACGGTGGTGGAGGGTTTCCCGGTGAAAGTGATCCCGGAATGAGCGCTGGCGGCGCTGGGTACTTTGGTCCTCAGTCGTATATTCAAAGCGCGCCAGATAGCAGTGGGTCGTCCACGATGAACCAAACCGCGCCCGTGCAAAATTCGATGCAGGGATATGACCAGTACCAGCAACAGCGCCCCGGGTTCGGAACTCAGCAAAGCAGCCTCATGAACCGGATGCGCCAGATGCAACCCGGCGGCTACGGCAATGGTGGGTGGGGTCAAGGCGGCTTCAGCGGGGGGCAGGGCGGATATGGCGGTGGTGGGTACGGCGGCGGGTGGAACGATATCGTCGGCCGCCACATGATGCAGCGCCAGCAGATGCAGCAGCCGCAACAGCGCCCGTGGCAACGACCAAGCCAGAGCCAAACTCCGGCGCAACCGGCAGCGGCTCCGACTGGCACATTCCCCGGATTCTAGCGTGTGGCGAAGCAGGACAAGACTACCGAGGCGGTCTACCGTCAGCGGGTTCTCGAAGATTACGCTCGGGATCAGCCAGAGCCGATTCAGGTAGATGAATGGTTCGCGGCCGAGGCGCTCAAACTCCAATGGCCCGAGAAGAACGTCCGCAAGGTCATCGCGAATCAGATCGATCAGCTAGAAGTGGCCGCCGGCCAGCGGACGCTGTCGATCGCCCAGCGCATCGCGAACCTCAACGGCGTAACCCAGGCCGAGGCGCTGAAAACGCTCCGCGCGGGGCTGAATGCGACCAAGCTGATCGTTAAGGGCGACCCGGAGAATGGCTACACCAAGTTCGAGCACCCGGATTGGCCGAGTCGACTTGATGCGGTCCACGAAGCACTCGCCGTTCACGGCGCCTATGCGCCAACGAAGTCCGAAATAACCGGCACATTCACGCACCAGCTAGAGCAACTCAGTGACACCGAGCTTCACGGCAAAATCTCCGAATTTATCGAACTCGTACGAGCACACCAAAGCAACGCTCGACGCTCTGATACAGGAGTCGATGGCGCGGAAAGCCCTGGAGGACGCCTTTTACTGGATGACGGAGTGCACGAAAACGAAGGACGAGCAGAACCAACTCGATCCGTACAAGCCGTTCCCGAAGAAACGATACCTGCTTGAATGCCTGAAAGTCTTACTCGACCCCAACGAGCCGACGGTTTACACGTACAAATCGCGAACCATGATGATGTCGTGGTGCGTTTCGGCAGCCGCGGCGTGGACGGCGTTTACGCACCCCGCAACGAAGGTGGTTATCCAGTCGCAGGATCACGATCGCGCCCTGCACGACGTCCAAAACTGCAAAATCCTATGGGAAAACTCAATTCCGCGCCTCCGCGAGCGATGGCCGCTGCCAAAACCGTTAAAAGATCAGCCCTATGAGCGTTTTCGCCTGTCGAACGGCAGCGAGATCGTTGGAATCCCTGGCGATCCGCGCAAGATCAAGTCCGAGCACCCCACCATCTACATTCAGGATGAGTCGGCCATCATCGAGCAAGGCGAAGAGTCTCTGAATGAGGCGATCGCGGCGCGTTGCCTCAAAATCTGGTGCGTATCTTCGGCATTTCCGGGCTGGTTTGCGGATCTGTTTGAGTCGAGCCTTCCGGCGCGGTGGCCGGATTATCCGATGTCCGAGATAGGCAAGCACTGCAATCTGAGCGAGCTGGAATGAACGGTCCCTGCCACGGCCTTGCGCTCTACCGCACTATGAACGGCGTCGCGTTCATCGATCTCGATATTGAAGCGGACCCCGAGTTCCGCAATCATCCCGAGAAAATCCAAGAATTGCGGAATCGCTTCACCAGCGAGGCGCATTTCCAGCGTGAGGTAAAGCGCAAGGCTTACTCGCTCTCCGGTGCGACGGTGTATCCCGAGTTCGATCCTAAGATCCACGTTGTTCCACGTGAAAGCATTCCAAAGCGCGGCTGCCTCTATATGGCGCTCGATCCTCACCCGCGCACGCCGCACGCGGCGCTGTGGGTTTTGATCGACGCATGGAGTGACTGGTGGGTCTATCGCGAACTGTGGCCGTCGATCATCTCCGGCCGCAAGGGGCGCTTGCGCGATGAGGACCAGGACAACCAGTACAGCATCCGCGAATATGTGCAGACCATCGCGGAACTGCTCGAAGGCAACGAAATCGAGTGGCGGCACGCGGAAACCGACCGCGAGTATGGTGTCTACCGGATGAAGGGCGGGGAGCGCATTATCAACCGCTTTATGGATCAGGCCGGTAAGGGCTTCATCGCCTCGGAAGTTGAGAACGAAACCTACTCGACTCGCTACAACCGTTACGGCCTGGATTTCTCGGACCCGCGCAAGGATCACGACGCCGGCGAGGATGCAGTTCGCACGCTACTCCAGCCGCGCAAGCACGACACCAAGGGAATCTGGCCGCGCCTGCACATTTCCGAAGACTGCCCCGAGCTGATTCTTGAACTGCGCCAGCATCGCTACAAGATCATGAAGCGGTTGAGCGAAGAGAGGGAACTGAAGCAGGATCGTAGCGAGTTCCGCTGCCATCTGGTCGACACGCTCAGATATCTCGCAACGTCCGACGCTTCCTATTTGCCTCGTCTGGTATCGGAGAGGCACAACTGGTCCCACACTCAGGCTGCGGCCTGACACTTTTCAAAGGAGAAAACAATGGAACGAGTAAGAATGCGGGATTGCCCGGACGGGTATCGTCGGGCATCCAACGGAAACCGATACAAAGGAACCGGAGTCGCCGCCAAAACTGCGGCATACACCGTCGTCCAGGCCGATGACGGCAAGGCGTTCAGCAACGCCGGCGCTTCAGGATCGGTAACGATCACGCTACCCGACGGTTTGCCGCTCGGCTGGTGGGCGGACTTCTTTGTGTCCGCAGCGCAAACGCTTGTGCTCGCCGCGACCTCCATCAACAATGCGGCCACGCTGACGGCGGCCGGCTCGCAGAACGGCATCGGCATGGCCCGCGTTGTCATGGGGGATGACGGGAAATATAGGGCGCAATTGGTAGGAACCTGGACCTAATCCTTGGTAAACGTCGGGTTTTTCGATAAATCGGCATTGTCTCCACCGCGGGACAATCGGTCATCCGAAGTGATCGATTGTCTCCGGCGGAGCCAGGATTGGCTCAAGGCCAATTACTGGAACGAGTGGGAGCGCACATTCCGGAACTACAAGTGTGAAGCGCTGCCGTTCCTCGATCCGAACGATAAGACCAAGGAAGACACCGAGCAAACCGCTATCGGGATGCCCGACACGTGGGGGCTGGTGCGCCGTTTCGTCGCTCGCGTGACGGCGCAGCCTCCCTCGCACCGTTTTATCTCGCAGGATTTGGACCGCGCTGACCGCATCACCCGCACGCTGATGTGGCAGTGGGATCGCGGCGGCAAGCAGAAGGTTCAAAAGAAACACGTCCTGCAGGCGGCCATCTTCGGCTGGAGCGTGCAGGCGTGGTACTGGTGCATCGAAGAGACGCAGCGCAAGCGCCGGGTGAAAGGGCTCGATCCCAACTGGCAGAAGCAAATCTTCGAGCAGTACGGTGAGAAACTCGCCGGCTACATGACCGCCGCCGGAATCCCCGAGGGCGTTGACGCGTCATCCGATCCGAACATCTCGCAGATGTTGAGTGCGAAGCTCATGGAGGACGTCGGTAAGGGTGGCCTGATCCCGATTCAGTACCTTTTCAAGTACTACGAGGGGCCAAAGGCCGATTTCCTGTTCATCGGGGACTGCTACCCCGAGCCGGCATTTCAGGATCTCGAATCCTCGCGGTGGTTCTGCGTCGAACGGCGCCGCAACATGGATTGGCTAGAGAAGTTCGTCGCTGCCTACGGCAAGGAAGATCCGGATATCGCCAAAAACGCGGATGAGTTGCTGATCGCCTTCCCGAACGGCAGCACGAAGAACAACACGCGTCGTGTTCCGGGAAATCTGCGTACGAGGCTGCTCTCGGCGGCGAATCGGACGGATGTTTCGCTCTTGCAGACCGAGGACGCCAAGTCCGTCGGGCCCGAGTGGACATTTGTAGAGCGCCACGTCGGCGGATCCAGCCCACGCATCGAATATGTGGCCGAAAACGGCTTCTGGATCGGCTCAATTCCCTATCCGTACGACCTTGAAGGCAAAATCGCGTTCACGGAGCTCAAGTTCATCGATGATCTGCTCTCCGGCATAGGAGATTCTACGGCGCGCATGGTTCGCGGGCTCAACGAGCTCCACAATAACCAAGTTTCCAAGCGCGAGGACCTGATCTACAACCTTTTGCGGCCGCTTGTAGGCACGACGGACAGCAATCTGTACGACAATCCAGAATTGATGAAGCGCGGGAAGGGATTCCGCCTCGTTCACACGACCAAAGGGCCCGGCGGGATCTGGGTTATGGGCGAACAGGCCGCGCTCGCGGCCGCATCGGCCAGCTACAACGATGAAAGCTCACTCGCACGCGCCTTTCAGACCGCATCGGGCGAAACCAACATGTCGATGGGGGCAAACGTCGACCCCCAGCAGGCGCGCACGGCTACGGGCGCCAAAATCATGGCCTTCAACGGGGATATTCTCACCCGGGAGCAAGTCGACATGCTCACCACGGCGCTTCGGGATGACCTGGAGATGATGCGCCTCCTGAACCGCGGCGAACTGACCGAGGATGTACAGGTCAACTCCGATCAGTACCGGCGCAACTTCGGCGGAGGGTACGCGGCCCCGGCCCCCGAGAATGCCACGGACCCATCGCAGGCGATCATCAACGCTTCTCCAGAGGACTTCCAAGACGACGGCGACATCGAGGTTGAGGTAGGGTCAACGCTTTCCGATGACGACGATACAAAGCTCAGTCGCGCCCAGATGCTCTTCGGCATGGCGACGCAGGCCCCAGGGCTGTTCAACGTCGAAAAGGCGCGCGATGAGATGTTGAACGCGCTCGGCAAGGGCAAGGACCGGCAACAGTGGATGCCGCCCCCGCCGCCCCCGCCTCCGCCGCAGGAGATCAAGACGAACCTGTCAGTTTCGATGAAGCTTGAAGATCAGCCGCCGGCCGTGCAGGTCCAAGTTCTCTCCAAGGCGGGAATTATCTCGCCACAGCCGGAGCCTCCAGAAGCGCAGGTACCCGGCATGCCTCCAGGACCGCAAGCCCCGGCTGGTCCGGTGAACTTGCCCGCTCCGCCAGAGCCGCAGCCATTTAGTTCGCTTCCGCAATGACCGATCAGGACCGGAACACGATCGCGACACTTTGGAACGAAGAGACGTTTCGCGAAGCGCTCACACGGTTCTTCGAGGATCAATCCCGCTCTACCGTGGCGGAGATCCGAAGCGCGATCGTCGCGAACGACATTGTACGAGCCGCCATCAATGAAGGGAAACTGCAAATCCTTCAGGCGCTCCCGACCGAGCTTAAAGGCGTAACCCGAACAGGGAGCGCCTAACAAGAGAAAGGGTGAACAACCCCCATGCCCGCAACGGAAGCAGTAGCCGAACAGACCACCGCCGAAACTCCTGAAACGCAGGAAAGCTCAACTCCCCCGGCAGGGGAACAGGCAACCGAGGTCCAGGACGCCGGCGAAGGTGAATCCCAATCCGCACAGGACACAGGAAACACCGGAGAATCTCAGATCGATGAATCCTTACTGACCAGCTTGGCGGGCGAAGAGGGCCTCAATTTAGAGGACCCTGCCGACCGCGCGATGGCAGAGCGGATGGCGCGACGCGAGATTAAGCTTCGCGAGTCAGCCCAGACGGACGGCGACCCCGAAGAGGTACTGACGGAGTTTGAGCGTAGCTTATTCGAACCGGACGATGAACAGACTGCGCAGACGCAGACACAGCAGGAACGACCGCGCACCGAGGATCCGAACCGCCAGCAGCCCGCGCAGGGAAACAACTGGTCACTGATTCAGGATCGAGGGCAGAAGTGGCAGGGATGGGAAGACGCTTACAAAGCGGAGCTTGAGGAGCTATCCAGAATCGGGCAGGATATCGAGGCTCAGAGACAGCCTGACCTCCGAAACCTGACCGAGATTCGCCTAGCTCAAGGGCGCCGGCAAATGATGGAGATTTTGCCGCTTCTTTCCAGCATCGTGCAGAACCAGATGGGCCAGCAGTTCCAATCCCAGTTTGGCGACGTGATGCCCGCGATCAACGAGACTGTCGCCTTAGCGCGATCCAACCGAGCCCGTGATGCCGCGGTATCGGATTTGGAAACTGGCGGCTTCAAGGGACTCAGGGATTTGATGAAACCCGGACAGGGCGTAATCAAGTTCAAGGATCCCGATACGGGACACATTGGAGAGTTTCCCAACACTCCCCTGAACGCGATTCTCGCGCGACATCCCGAAATCCTCAGCATCAAGCGCGATCACAAGGACCCCGAGACGGCCTTGCGTCTCACCATGACGGCGATTTATCGCCAAGCCATGCGAATCCATCAAGGACAATCCGTCAAACCCGAGAATGCACAGCGCCTGCTAAAAGCTGGACAAGCCATAGAGCAGAAGAGGCAGCAAGACCGCACTAGGCAAACACTCAATGCCGGACCCGGTGCCACTTCCAGAGGGGGCAGCAAGGGCGATGACTTCCTGGCGAACCAGATCGGCGGATCTAAGTTCTCCAAGTTGTTCAAGTAGCTCTTCGCGAGTCTCCACCAGCTAAACAGGAGACAATTCTATGGCGCAAAATTCAGGCGCACGTACAACCAACCAGGCTATTACCGAGACGAGACTAGTCCGGAACGTAGCCAACAAGATGGCCGAGCTCGAACCGAACGAGGCGGCGATCTTAACCTTTCTCACCAAGCTCGAAAACACCCAGGAAGTGGATGCTCCCCGGCGTGAGTGGTTTGAGGACGATTTTGTCGCCCGTTGGACCACTATCGGCGCAACGCTGAATGGCGCAACCGGCTCGACCAGCGTAACCGTCGCGGACGGCACGCTGTTTGCTCCCGGCGATCTGTTCATCGCTCCGCAATCGGCCAGTTCCTCGACCGTTCCCGAAATCATCCGAGTTACGGTGGTTTCGACCAACACGCTTACCGTCGTTCGCGGATCTTCGGCGCAGACCATCAACAATGGCGCCGCGCTTCGGATCATCGGCACGGCATACGAGGAAAACGCGGTCACGCCCACCAGCAAGAGCACGGCGCCGTCCGCCAAGATCTCCTACACGGAAATCTTCCGCAATTCCTGGAGCTTCTCCCGTACCGCCATGGCCTCGAAGACCTACGCGGCTCCGAACGGCGAGTACGAGCGCGAGCAGGCCAAGAAACTCATCGAGCACAAGCAGCAGATCAACGCCTCGTTCCTGTTCGGCACGGCAACCGAATCCCTCACCGGCGGCCCGAACTCTAATCCGGTTCGTACCACGATGGGCCTCAATTCGGTTGTCACCACCAACGTCACCGACGCGAGCGGCATGCTGACCCGCAAGACGTTCGAGACCTTCTCGGCTTCGGCCTTCCGCTACGGTTCGTCCAAGAACCGGATGCTGCTGGCAGCTCCGCGCGTCATCTCGGCCATCCACGAGTGGGGCAATTCCCACATGCAGATCCAGGCCGCCGAGACCGTGTTCGGCGTCAACATCCAGAAGATCCAGATGGGCCACGGCGTCTGGATGCTAGTTCGCGACTGGATGCTCGAAGACGGCGTTTCCGGCAAGAACGGATTCTCCGGATGGGCATTCTCGCTCGACATGGACTCGCTCGAAATGTTCAACATCAAGGCGGGCGGACCCCTGCCTAGCGGCCAAACCCACCTGATCGAGAACTCGATCAAGGACGGCCGCGACGGCATGATCTCCGAGTATCTTTCGGAGCTCGGCCTAAAAATTGAACAAGAAAAACGCTTCGCAAAGCTTTATGACGTCACAGATTATGAGGCGTAAGGCTTCGTAGTCGATAGTTCGTATACCTTCAACATCCCGGAGGGCTTCGGCTCTCCGGGTTCCCTCAAGGAGAAACAAATGCAAGCAACTGAAACGCAGCCGAGGACGTACTACGCGAAGTCCTCCGGCCTCACGATATCCGCCATCAAACCGAAGATCGAAATGGTGGATGGCATGCTCCGCAAGCACGGCGAGAAGCTCATCGAATTTTCCCCGCGCATCAACGGCGGCGGGACCCATACGGACAAATGGGGGCAGTTCACGACAAGCGATCCTGTCTTGATCGCGTTTCTTGATAAACGCGTCGAGGAAGTGGGTGACGTTTTCACCGTCGAGCAGTATCGCGAGATGTCAACTCCCGCAGAAGCGAAGATTTCTCAGCGTGAGCGCACCATCGAAGAGCAGAATCGCCTGATCGCGGATCTCAAGGCGCAAGTCGCATCGCAAAACAAGCCGGTCCAGCCGCCCACAAAATCAAGCTCGTGATAGTCGACGTAGCAGTCCTGACATACCGCGGAGTGAACGCCCAGGCGTACGCCTGCATCAACGACATGCTGAACTACACCAAGGCGCAGGGGCATGACGTATATACCCCTGGCCTCGTGGGCAGCGCAATCATCCATTGGTCGCGTAACAAGATGATTAACGGGCTCCGCGCGGATGCCGATTACGTCTTGTTAGTTGACGATGATATGGCTCCGCGGCGTGATGCTCTCGTGAAGCTCATGGCGCACGATCTCCCGGCAGTATCGGCATTTTGCACCACCCGCGAGGAGTTCCCGGTTCGCATTGCAGCGCAACGGTATGACCGGGAGAACGATGTGTTCTGGCAATTGGAGCGAATCAGGCCAGGGGCACTACTGAAGGGCGACTTCATGGTGGGCACGGCCTTCCTTTTGCTAAAGAAGGAGGTGATCGACCGCGCGATCGAGTGGTACTTGGACGCCCAGGACTGGCTTGCGGACAACCGCAAGGCGTTCGACCGGATGCACGTTCGGGCGGAACAGCGGGAAAAGGAACGCGCCTACAAGTCGGCGCTTCGGCGGGCGCACTACAAGAAAGACGGTCATCATCGCGCCTTCGATTTCGCCATCATCGAGAACCAGTGGCAAATCGGCGAGGATGCCACATTTTGCCGCAACCTGCTCCGCATGGGAGTATCTGTGGCGCTCGATTCCGCTACGACCGTGGCGCATATCGGCTGGTTCCCGTATTCACCGGCGAATCTCGATGATAAGTCGGCGGAAGACGTGCTGGCGCGCGTTTCCGAGGACCGGGAGGCCGCAGTCGCATGACCAGCGTTCAAATTGAGACGCTCGCTAACGCGGACGGAGTTGCGGGGGATCTCGACATTAAGACGCTGCTTCGCACAGAGGTCATCATGGAGTTCTTCGCCGACGTGGGCGATACGCGGTGGCGGCGGGTGAATGCCACGCTTGCGATCACGGCTCCGACTCGCCAGTACGATTTGCCCAACGATTTCGGGCAGATGCAGGACATTAAGGTTCCCCCTTCTGGATCCGTGACGTTGAGCGATACCGACAGCCTGAAATATATCGGCGAAGACACGAATCTTGTCCTTCAGGCAGAATATGCCACCACCGCAACGAGGCCGACAGCGTTCTACATCGTTCCGCGAGCGAGCGGCGCGACCCTTCGCGCAATCAAGTTCCAGGCTCCCACGGATGCGGCGTATACAGCATATTACGTGTACCTCAAGAGTCCGGTTTTCGCCGATTACACGAGCTCGGTGGATATGGGTCAATGGGTTCCCGAGATGCTTCAGCCGGCGCTCATAAAGGCCCTGCGTCGCGCGATCCTGCTTGATCGCTACGGGCAGAACGACAAGCGTTTCGGCGTGGCGGATGCTCAGTATCGCGAGTGGGTCCAGCGTGCTACCGGGATGAAAGACCTGGCGCAGCGCAACTTCGCCAACTTCGTCAACTAATGGCCCAACAAGATCCACCGAAGCCGATACCCTTCGGAGGGGTATGGACGAAGGGGCAGGCGCTTGACCGTCCGATAGCTTCCTCCGTTCGATGCCGCAACTTTCGCATCATGCCGCCTGCCGTCGCCGGAGGGAAACCGTATCTCAGACTCCGCGGCGGCCGAAATATCAATTACACGGGAGCGAACGGATCGAATGTCGTCCAGTTCCACGAGTTTAGAAAGGTATCGCAAGCGGGAGCGATTTACGACATCGCCCTGCATTACGACGGCTCCGCCACGAAATGGAAGCTGTTCAACACCGGCTCGCTGACCGACATCCTGACCGTCACCGGGGCTCCGCAAACCCGCTCTGCGATCGCCAGCGTCCGCAGCAAGTGCTTCATGTATAACGGCAAGGGATCACGCTCCACGAACTCGCTTCCGGCGTTCTCATCATGGGATGGCACTACCGTCCGCTACGTCGGCCTCGATGCCTTCTGCCCTTCCGGAAGCACTCCAGTGGCCTCGTTCACGGCGGGGTCCGGGCACAACACAATCACCGATTTTGTTTCAATCTATGTGGCCCTTTTCAATTCCACGACGCAGCATACATCGAATGGCGTCTATGCGGGAACGCTCTCGACGCCCGGAACGGGAACGATCTCCGTTTCGGCACTCGATAACCTCGTACCGGCATATAACAACTCCACGGAGCAGGGCGAGCTCTATTACGTCTTCTTTGCGACAATCGATGGCGGCCAAACGGCGTACCAGATCCTAAATACCGCGCTAACAGCTCCCTACATGGTCGCCATTGGGTCCACGACCACCAACCTTTCGCTGTCAACGCTCGTGCCTCAGGGATTCGTGCTTGATCTCACGCAAGAGCGTCCCATCGAGAACTATCCGCCCCGGCCCATGAGTATCATCGCCTACGCGAACGGGCGCGTATATGGGGTCCTAGGCGGTGGAGGAACTGGTTCGGCGGTTGTCCTGCCAGATTCTGGCGGGAACTACTACAAGGACTTCACCTATACGGAGACGCTGAATGAAATCGGGGCCGTATGTTGGAGTGCCGGTGCCGACGATTCGACGCAGAATGACTTCGTTGGCGTTCCTGAGGAATCCTGGCCGATCCGCAATCGCAAGTTCACCCCTAACGCAGAGACGCCGACAATTCTCGATTCCGCACCGGGCGGGAATCAAGTGCTGGTAGTCACGGCGAACGGCACATTCCTGTTATACGAAGCGGCTGACGGTCTGCATCAGTGGGTCACGGTCAGCGATCACGACGGCGCGGCGAACATGAATAGCTACGTCCCCACGCCTCGCGGCCCAATGTGGCTGACACAGAAGCAGCAACTTGTTTTGCTCGACGCGACAACATTCGAGCTCAAGAAACTGAGCGAGGGATTCGACGAGCTTCTGAGTTCTCCGCTAAGCTACGGCCCGACAGGAGCGTGCGCGGATTATCTGTGGGATCCGCATAGCCTGATTGATTATTACGAAGTCTGGCGCGCCGACGGAAGTTCGGTGGTGTACGACTTCGCGCTGGGCGGCATGGCGTATGAGAAGAGCGGGCCCCTGGTAACCGCTGCGAAGACCATGTTTACGTCTTCCGGTCTGCGCGGGCACTTCATGGCTGGACAGCATATCTACACGCAGGAAGCAGATCCGATTACCAAGCTGATCTACACGCGCGATCAGTTGTCGTCCGGTGTGTTCACCGAGATCAATGGGGATTACATCACCCAGTGGATGTGTTTCGGTGAGCCACGCGACCGCAAGAAGTTCACCGACATGGATGTGACGGGAGACGGGGCGACTTCGGCAGAGTTGGGCGCGAGCCCGATCACCTTCAGCTATTACGTGGACCTCACTAATGCCGCAACGTCGGTAGCTCTAACGAAATCGAACCAATCTACCACGGACGACAATTACAAGGCGCGATTCCGCACCGGGAATTTCTTCTGGCTGAAGCTGCGGATTCAGTTGGCGGGCCACGGTGGGGATGGCGTTCAATTCCAGACATATCCCGAGGCCGCGTCCTACGATGGCGAGCTTGTACCGAGCGCATTCGGGACTATCTTTGAGATCGCGCCCACCGAGAACCTCAGCGGCAACCGTCCATGAGACCGGCGTATCCAGATCAAGTACTTGACCGGCTCAACCGGACGCGCCTCAGTCGCGATTCGGTGATGCTCGGCCTTCGTCCGTTGCCTCCAAAGCCAGCATCCCTAATGGGGGGAGTTCTGACCTGGGAAGAGCCGAAGCAAACCGACAACATCACGCACTACAAGGTGTATCTTAGGGCCGGAACCCTTTTCGCGAAGGTGCCGGTTGGGCAAACACAACTAGTTGGGTTTACCGAAGATAAGGCGTTCTTAACGTCCTTTGACGACCGTAGCCTTTCTGAATCGTATGAGCTGGCAATCTCTGGCACCGCGACCAGCGGCGGGGGTGGCGGCACCAGCGGAACGATAGATTTCGCACTTACGTCCGGAACCACTACCACTATTGTCCTTCCTACTCCTACTCCTAGCGGAACGCTCTACGTTTTCGTTAAAGCTGATGGGCCAACTGCAGCGCTGGCTTGGGGCGCGAGTGCAAAGTGGGCACCAACAGAATTGGATTCAACGGCTAATACGTGGACAGTGTTCACATTCATCGGCCGTCGCGATCCTTTGGATTCGATTATCAAGTGGTTCTATGTTGGCCCTGCTTCTGTTACTGGAGAGCCCTCATGAAGTTTCTAATAATCCTGTGTCTAGTTGCCGCTGCGTGCGACGCTCAGGAACGGCTAACATCCCCCGTGACGGTTCTCCCGCGCGCGAATAACTCACTGCCGGGAGAGATCCGCACCCAAAACAAGACGAACACTGGACCAATCGGGGTATTCTCTTGGGCCGATGCATGGAACGTCAAAAACTACCCGTACTACGCAGCCGGTGACGGGACTACCGACGATACGGCCGCCATCACCGCCGCGATCAATTCGAACCGCGCTCTGATTTTTCCAGAGGGCACGTACAAGGTACATAACAATCCAGACCCTCTTAGTTTCACGAACTGGACCGGATCCATGCACTTCGAGGGAAACTCCCATATTTTATGTGACAATCCGCACCAGGGATGCTTTTATTTCACGGGAGGGTCAAACCAGGTCCTCGAAAACCTGTCTTACACCTACGGCGCAACTGAGCCGACCGATCAATGCCCGGATCACGCCGGAGCCGGGAACTGCTGGGGTTGGGCTTTCTACGGAACCCAGAACACCACCCTTAAAAACTTCACCGTCAACAATGGCTATGGAATCGGCATGTTGTTCATTGGCGGTTGCGCGGGAACCAGCATGGACCCCGGGAGTTGTGGGCTTGTCGCCGAACAGGATCTCCATTGCGTCCATCCACAAGTGATTGGGGCGAGAATCACAAACACATCGCGCGACGGGCTAAACGTCCAGAATTGCTCGAATGCAGTGGTATCGAATGTTTACGCCGAAAATAACGGAGACGATTCGTTTGGCTTCCAATACTCGACGGATCGCTGGCCCGATACAGGAATGACGGCGAGCAACCTAAATTCCTACTACTCGCTCGGCTCCTGCATCTCGGATTCACAGCAAAATACCGTCATTGACGGATTTACCTGTGACCATCCATCGACGGGAGGACTGCTCATCAGCTACCCCGGATTCCTTCTCTACCCATTTTCCGGATCGATCTCCAATGGAGCCATCCGCGATGTGAATTTCAGAACTGGTGGAATCTGCAACTGCGGCTCTCGGGGAATCGACTTCTTCAACGCCACGGATACTGCGGTGTTTTCAAATATCACCATCGAGCGAACCGGAGGCAGCGGAATCATCATGGAGACCTTCATGGAGACGCCGCCCATCGCGCCCTTTGTGCGGTTCTCTAACATCGACGTCTCCAATACGGGATACCCGATGAACGCCGACGGAGCTGGTCACTGCTTTTTCTTCCAGGCAGCGACAACCGTAGTCGGCCAGAACCTCCACGGCGAGAATTGCGCTGGCTGGGGGCTGGCATATGACAGCATCACCAACGCCTACGCCTCCAGGATAACGGTCGTCAATGCGGACACGGACTCGGTCAGCTACGTGGGAAATCACGCGATGACGTTTACGAACAACACCAACGTCGACGCTTCCAACCTGTCCATTTGGGACAAACAGGCGACGGCGACCGGATATATCTTCGCCGAGTCTGGAACCAGCGGCGTGGCGATGATCGACGGTGTACAGGCGTATATCCAGCATGGCACGTATCAGTTTAACGTGTCCGCCGCGGCGAAGTTTTTCAATTCAATTGATCGTTCCACGGGCACGAATTACACGAACTCAATGCACTCTGGATACGGCGGAGCGCCTATGGGCTTTTCCAGCGCCGTTACTGTAACCGACCCTGGAGCCGCCAATCTGATTGCGGCATCAACGGGCCCGTCTTCAAGTTCCACTGCCGCCATTGTTGTCGGCAACGGGAGCGTTCATCATCAGGCGGCTTTCGGATTGTTCGAAGGAAATCCCATCACCAGCGGAACCCTTAAATGGTCACTTGGGAAGTTTGAAGATACCAGTGGGACGCCCGACGGACTGTTTTTGTACGATGCCAAGAACGCTATTAACAATCTGTTGGTAGATCCGAATGCTACGGCGTGCGACGTTTGCGGACCGGGTTCGCGGGTGCAGTTTCAGCCGAGCGGCGGGATGTTCTGGATTGGCCTCCCTTATTATCCGAGCAATGCCGCAGCGATTACCGGGGGCTTAGTTGCAAACGATCTCTACCAGGACGCAACCGGAACAGTCCGAATCGTGGGCAGTCCTTCCGTTCTTCCCACTTTTCCGTTCACTTCCGTTATGGGAGATCCAACAGCCATTCAGACAGCGTTCCGTGTAGGGATTGGTATGGCACCTACCGGAAGTTTAGGTCTGGAAGTAAGCACCTCCGCTAAAATCGGGACCACGTTCGAGGCGGCCGGAAACGCAACCTTTGACGCCAACGCGACCATCAATGGATTCCTGAAGTTGGCTGGCAGCGGAATAGGGGCGGGGCAACCTCTATTTTCCGATTCACTCCATAACGTATTTTCAGACAAAGTGGACGTAGCTAGTTCGAACAATATCAAGGCCACCGGATTTTCCGCTGGTGACTTCGCTAGATGGAACGGATCGGCATTTGATCCTCGCGTTTTGACGGAATCTGATGTTACCAGTCTGGTTAGCGATCTAGCAAGTCTGGCATCTCGCATTACGGCGATTGAGGGAATGTTGGCTGGCGGTATTGGTGCTGGCGGTACGACCACCGTAAATACTGCGGTCACTCCCAACATTGATTTCAATCACGGCCTTGCGGTCGGAGCGCACTAAGGAGCCCACTATGTCTTTCTTCGGACTATCAAGCCAAGGCAAAAACTCGCGCGGTCAGTTGGAGAACATCCCCTACATTCTCCAGGACCAGATGAACAACGCCTTTAAGCAGGGCGCTGGTCAGCAGCAGCAGGGCGCGGGATACACGCAGCAGTATGTCGATTACCTGAATAGCATCCTGAATGATCCGAACGGCGGGTTCTTCAGCCCCGACCAGATCACCCAGTACGGCAATCAAGCAATGCCGGGAGTGGATGCGGCCAATACCGATCGCATGGCGCGACTCAACGGTCTACCGACTCCGATCAGCGGCGCGGATACGACCTCCGCGCTCCAAAAGATCAATGACCAAAGGAATGCCGACTATCTCTCTCAACTAAACGGAACCATCACTGGAGCGCGCGACAATACCAATCGCGATTACGGCGGGATGCGCCAGCTTTCGCAAAATGCGTACTCAGACGCGACGAAGAACGTCCAGCGCCTTCTGCCCACGGGCGATCTAGCGGCGGCAGCGGCAGCGCGGTCTTTCGCGCCCGCCATGGCCGCATCGCAACGTAGGCTCCGAGCGTCGGGAATCGATCCAAACTCTCCCGAGGCTTCTGGCATCCTGCAAAGCGTCGACGTCGCCCGTGGCCACTCGATGGACGACACAATGGCCGCCAATCAGGGGAACTACATCAACCAGCTAAACTCCATGGTGCTCGGCGGGATGAACGATCAGAACGCCCTAACGAAGGCGCAAACCGACATCACCCGCCAGCTCGGGCTGACGCAGGGCAGCCTGACGATGGATAACACGAACAACAACGCCGGTATCAACTCTGGCATCGCCACGGGCGGGCGCAACATGAGCATTCAGGACCAGCAACTCGCGCAGCAGTTGGCCGACCTGTACAATAACGCGAACCTACAGAACATCGGACTGCAAAACCAGCGGTTCAACGCGGGCACACAAGGGCTCGGACTGGGATTGCAGCAAAGGAACAATGCCGCTGGCTCGCTCGGGCAACTCGGGACCACGCTTACGAATCAAGGGCAGGCTGCTCTGAATAGCGGACAGGGATTCGCGCGTGATGCCTCCAGCGGTTTCGGCGAAAATCTCGGTATCGAGGGAGCCAATGCCGGGTGGGGAACCAAGATGTTGGCCGGTTTGGCAGGGGGCGCCCTGAATATGTTCGCCCCCGGAGCCGGTACTGCTCTAACGAGTGGAATTATGGGGGCCGCTGGACTCAATGCTCCGGCTGGAGGCTACAATGCCTACGCCGGAACCCCACAATCCCAATCGCAGCAGAATCCCTACGGCGGACTGATGGGCAGCATTGGGAATCTGTTCAAGACCAACAGCAACGGCTACATGGGCGGCGGGGCCTACTCGGGCGCATCGACGCCGTTCAGCGGCTATGGCGGCAATTATACGTTCAGCTAAGGACCACGATGCCAGACCTTAATTTCCCGCAGTACGGCCCTCCGCAGCCATCGTTCCTCCAACGGCTACTCGCGACCTTGCCCAATATGGTGCGTGGCGGGATCGATGCAGCGGCTACGCCGAATGTCGCGTTCGGTGGGCCGACCGATGTATTTCGCGCCCTCCAGAACTCGGGGCAGATGTCCCAGCAGCGCGATATCGCGGCAGAGCAGCTACGCCGACAGCACTTGATGGACATGCTGGCTCAGAACAAGGATGCGCTGGCACAGCAGAACTTCCTCCGCCAGATGAAGGTCGAGGAAGACAACGCGGCGCACCAGCGGGCCATGGAACAGGCGGCGTCCAGGCGCGCGGATCTTGAGGAACAGCAGAATCAGGCGACCCAAACCGGAGCCTTCGTCGGGCGCGGCGGGGAGTTCGTTCCCAAGAACACCGAAATCATGGCAACCCCGCTGCAATTGCCGACGCCCAGCGGCCCCGCTGACTCCGCCGCGGGTCTTCCCGTCACCCCGACCTTGCGCCCGCCCTTGACCGTCCTAACGCCTCCCAAGGAGGGTTATCAGTTCGAACCGGCCCTGCCGAGCGACCAGCCCGGAATCGTGCGGAGTGCCCCGACCGCGGCAACCTTGCTGAATCTGAAGAAAACGGCGGATCAGGCGAACTGGCCGACGGTCGGGAAAGACTTGGCTGATAAGTTCGGATTGCCGCTTGGCGCGAAAATAAATCCCACTGAGTTCACTCAGTACATGGGGCTTATAAAACAGGAGGAAAAGCCGCCCACCGGCGAGTTCGATAGTTTCTTCCTGCCCGCTTGGGCCTCCTCGCACGGCAAGAAAGTATCTGACCTGCTTCCCGGAGAAAAAATCCAGGCCTTCAGGGAGTTTAAGCAGGACCCCGAGGCGAAGGCGGCGGCAGATGCAAGCAGGGCACTTTCCGATTCTCTAAAGCAACTGCAACTGCAACAGCAACCCACGCAAGATCAAGCACAGCAAGTAGCTCAGGATCTTGTGGCCCATCGCATTGCTCCGGAGCAACTATCTTCCATGTTCGGCGGCTTTGGTGCCGCTGGTCAAAACTTCAAACGAATGGTGTACGGCGCAGCAAAGAAGCTTGATCCAGAATTCGACTTCGAACGCTCGGCTGCTGAATATGGTCTCGTGAAGAGCCCGCAATTCCAGAACACCGTTCGCTACATGGACAGCGTCAATGAATCCATTCCACTTGTGATACAGAGAGCCAATGAATTAGCGAACGGCAACGTCCGTTTCGTTAACGGCTTGGCGAACATGGGCAAGGATCAGTTAAACGATCAAAAACTGAAGAAATTCCAAACGGACGCCCTTCTGGTAGCTGACGAGATAGCCAAAATTCTACAGGGCGGAGGAACGGGTAATGGGACAAGCGACGCGAAACTCAGTCAGGCTGCTCAGATAATTAAATCTACGGATTCCCCTGGGGCAATCGCGGCGGGGCTTTCCGATGTACAGCAATTGCTCGGTTTCCGTCGAAAGGCTCTGACGCGCGGAACCTACATGGAAAACGCGGCGACGCCAGCAGCGACCCCGCCTGCTCAAAGCGCAGGATATGTGCGTACCGCTGTCGGCAAGGGCGGACACAAAATCGGTCAGAAGGCTGATGGTGGCTGGTACGACATGCAAAACGGACAGAGGGTTCAATAGTGGCCGATCTGCCTCCGCCTCCCCCTGGTTACGAACTGGATTCGCTTCCGCCGCCACCAGCCGGATATTCGGTTGAGGAAACGGGGCAATCGGAGGGCGGCAGAAGCTTCCTTAGCCGCCTCGCCGGTAAAACTGGAGACCAACTGTCAAGCGCCGCATCCAACTTTTGGCACAAAGGTGTCGCGCCATTTATCCCCGGAACGGAAGATGCAACACGAGCCGGGCAGGGGATGCTAGATCTAGTTTCCACGAATCCAGTAAAAACCGGCAAGTCTTATCTTCAGGGCATGGCTGACATTGGTGGCCAAGTCGGAACTGCGGCCAAGGAAGGGCGATATGGAGAGGCACTGGCGAGACTCCCTGGTTTCTTAACGAGCGCCGTCCCTGGCGTCGGAGCCCCTTACAATGAGGCCGTTACCCAGGCCATCTCCGGCGATCCAGGCGGGTCTGTCGGGACTGTCGCCAGCATGGTTGGTAATTTCCTGCTCGGCTCGAAGGGTCCGAAGTTGGCAGAGGGGATGCTGAACGTTCCAACGCGACTCAGGGGCATGATTGCGCCTAATGTTAACAATCCAGTTCAGGAATCTGCATTGCAATGGGCGGAGAACCAAAAGATTCCGATGTCGGTCGGCCAGCGCTCTGGACAAGCTGGAATTCAACGAGTAGAACAAGGACTTGAAAACGCACCTGGGGCATCCACCAAGGCTCAGACGTTCTACCGCAATCAGCAAGATGCAATCGCTAAAACGGGCGATAGGATCGCGCAGCAAGTCTCCCCCACTACGACGAATGAATATGGCGCAGCACAAACAATCAATCAAAGACTGCAGCAGCGGATAGCTCGCATCAAAAGTCAAAGCGACAACCTATATGATCAAGTAAGGGCTGGCGCCGCAAAGAACCAACAGTCAGTCCAAGTGGGGACTCAAACGAGTCCGGTAGTCGGGCCCAACGGGCAGCCTCTAACCACGCCAGTGATGCAAGTACTGGACAGTCCAATTGATCTGAACGTGCAGCGCGCACAACTTCAGCCCATCTGGGACGACATCAACAGACTCATGCCGGAAGCTCGAAAGGCTTCCTCGCCAGCCTACTCCGCGCTCAAGGACCTCATGGGCTCCAAGGATTCTCAAATGAGCGCGATGGACTTCGACAAGTTCCTTGGAGCGGTTAAGGCTATTTCTCGTGATGGAGCGAGCCCCTATCTTACTAATCAATCGCAGGCGTTGGCTCGGAAAATCATCACAGGTGGAGAACAACAGTTAACTCAAGCGTTAGCTAAGGCCGACCCCACTATACCGGCAACTCTAAAGTCCGCACGGAATACAGTCCGGGCATATTATTCCACGGCGGACCTGCTGGACGACATCAATAATGTCAACCAGGAGCCGGGTGTTCTGTTCGACAACCTAACGCGCGGAGGCGATCGCGTTGTCAATACACTGAAGGATCTGAGCAAGGTAGCACCGAAAGAACTAAGCACAGTCGGAAGAGTATTTATAGAAGATCTACTGAACAAGGCGACCAAGGAAGGCGGATTCAAGCGAGCCCCCGGGATGCTTCAAGCATGGGACAGGCTGGGGCCAGAAACGAAGGCGTTGATGTTTGGCAAGCAGGCTAATGACATCGATCAATTTATGCTGGCAGCGAAGGCGCTTACGACCGATAAAAACCCATCCGGAACCGCTAAAATGATTGCTGCCTTGGGGCCTTACGGTGCTGCCGGGGCCGCGCTCTTCTCCGCTCTCACGGGTAACCCGCTAGCGGTGGGGGCGGTTGCCACAGAAATGGCAACTGCTCGCGCGGCTGCAAATCTGTTATTCACGCCAGGAATCGGCAAGAGTTTCACGGCGACGACTACTAGCCTACCGGGAGCGGCCACGACAACTGGCATAGGAGCCGCATCCCAGCAGCGCACCTTCCCCGCGTCTCAACTGAATGACTTCGCCGCGGCGCAGGGAATGACCCCGCAAGACGCCCAAGCAAAACTGGAGGCTCAAGGATGGCGGATCCAGTAACCGATTGGAAGATTCAGCCCGAGCACTTTCTTGCCGCACAAGCCAAGGGGCGCATGGAGTCCGTCACGACCGGAAAATCAAAAGCGGCCATCCTCGATAGCTCTGAGGCGATCCCGCAGCACCTTCGCACTATCAACACGGAGCACGGCACGGTTCTGTATGACCCCAAGAAGATCCGGGCGCGCGGGATCCGTAGAGCGCTCCGGTTCGGCAAGTTTCACGAAGTAGTAGAGGGCGCTCCGAAGCCCAGCCTAAACGGGCTCACTAAGCTATTTCGCACGCCCAAGATTTAACTCAACTCAACAGTTTCAGGAGACCAACCAATGAAAAGGCTGATAGCCCTACTTGTAATCTGCTGTGTCGGTATCGTTGCCGACGAGCCAGCGCCAGGAGCGCAGTACACGGTCACCTACAGCGCCACGCTGTCAGCCACGGCCGGAATCGTGACGGTCCAGCAGCCCGCGACCGGAAGCCGTAATGTACAACTCGTGTGGGCGTCGGTCTTCTGCTCCGTCACGTGCTACTACACGATGGAGCGGGACGGGACGGCGGCAGCTAACACTGCGGCGACCGTCAACAAAATCAATCCGGATGCTCGCGCGGCGACAGCCACAGTGTTTACAGCGAGCGACGTCGGAAGCGGAACCGTCCTTGGGCATTACGGAAATGTCGGCGGTGGTCTTCAGTCATTCAATCTCGAAGATAAGACGCTCCACGGCAACGGAACGGCTACCAATTTCACGATCCGCATAACGGCCCTTAGTGGAGACGTGAAAGTTGTAATGGCCTGGAAGGAGAACTAGCCATGCTCAAGATAGCGCTTACGGTTCTGTTGTTAGCCGGGAGTGTATTCGCCCAGAAGCCGCTGGGCGGGGGCGGCAGCGGAGGAACTACAACCATCTCCGGAACTGGCTGCATCCCTACCGCTGGCCCGAACCAGATCCTTGTGGCCGGGGCGTCGACAGGTACATGTCAACCTGCCACGCCAGTAATCTCCGGAACAACGATCACGGCCTCACTAACTGGCGCGGCCTCTCTGAATTTGCTCACGGCGAATAACCTTTCTGACGTTACTGCGAGCACAGCTCGAACGAACCTCGGCCTGACAGCGCTTGCGACAACGACCCCGGCAACCGGAATAGCGACATTCCTCACAACTCCGACGAGCGCCAATCTCCTTGCGACGATGACCACCAAGACCGGAACTGGTTCGGTGATGTTCAATGACACGCCGACGCTGATTGCTCCGATCCTAGGAACCCCCACGAGCGGCAATGCGACAAATTTAACAAATATTCCAATTACGCTCACTACGACCGGGACGAGTGGAGCTGCAACTTATACGCAAGCCACCAGCACACTGAACATTCCGCAATATTCAGGCGGCGGCTCCGGTACGGTAACCAGCGTGGGTTTCACCGGTGGCTTAATTTCCATCGCAACGCCTACCTCGACCCCCGCTTTCACAGTGGCCGGAACCAGCGGAGGTATCCCTTACTTTTCTAGTGGGGCCGCATGGGCTTCCTCGGCGGCACTCACCGCACACGGAGTTGTTATCGGCGGAGGGGCCGGGACAGCTCCCACCTCTACAGCGGCGGGAACTTCGGGCCAAGTCTTGACCAGCAATGGAGCCTCGGCTGATCCGACATTTCAAACAGTGACCGGAACCGGAACGGTAACGGTTGTCGGAGCGGGCAGCGTAACGAGCACGGCGATTACCACGGGCGGCGGCGGGACGGCGATTCAAACGCCATCGGCCACTACAACGCTAGATACGAGCGGAAATGTGTCTACTCCGGGGACGATTTCGAGCGGTGTGGGAAGTGGCAACGCTGGGGCGATTGACATGGGAGCCGGTACTTCAGTGACCGTACCCGCGAATAGTTTTGGATTCGGGGCTCCTGCAACCATGACGACCTCAGTTCGTCTGGAATCTCCCAATTCCGTTCCGAGCGCGAACAATGTGATGCTCTTCGGAGCTCCGTCCTCAAATAAAGCTACTTGGGCCTGGACCGGAATCAGCGGGACCGGAAGTTTTTGCATGACCACCAATTGCGCGATGACGACCCCAAACTTGGGTATTCCATCGGCTCTGGATCTGACAAATGCCACTAAGATTCCTTTAACCCTGACCACGACGGGGAGCAGCGGCGCATCGACGTATACGCAAAGCACCAACACGCTCAACATCCCGCAATATACAGGCGGGGGCACTTCAGGCGGCACGGTCGTTAGCAAAACAGTTGACTACAGCGCGGTTTCAGGAGACAGCGGAACCGTAATCTACTTCAACGGGACGAACAAAACCTACACCCTGCTTTCGACCGTGCCGACCATGCCCTGGATCGTAGGAGTATGTAACATCAATTCCACGGCACTGACCATTGCGCGGGGCACAGCGACGATCAACGGTGGCTCCTCGAATATTAGCCTCCCGCAGTATCAATGCACCACGATTGAATCCGACACGGCTACGGGAGGCAATAACTATGTCGCCAATGCTCCTTTCGCGGTCACGGCTCCTATTACCTTAACTGAAGCCGCAAATGTCCAGACGTTCGCCTGTCCGACTTGTCTAGTTGCCACCGTTAACCCTTCAGCGGGCTTGCTGCGCGTCGCAGGCTCCACGCAGACAGCTACGGGAGCAGAACTGAGCGGAGACGCTACCACGTCAGGCAGCAACGCGGTAACCGTAGTGAAAGTCAACGGCAACACTCCAGGCAATACCTGCACAAATCAATTTGAACGATCTATCGACACGTCGGCGCGGGGCACGTGTGCTTCAATTGCCCAGGCCGATCTACCGGCCACGACCCGCGCGCGAGGCATCCCGTTCACTCTGGGCGATCCCACAAACTCAGCCGCGCTGACCACTTCCTACACGGCCTACGTCACGGTCCCGTTTGCCTGTACGATCAGCGCCTACAATCTGCTGGTCGATGCGACGGACACGACACTGCGAGTGAAGTTCTGGAAGGTAGCAACCGGTACGGCCATTCCAACAGTAAGTAATTCAATCTCAACTAGCGGACTTGGAGTACCTTCAGCAACGGCGGTTCACTCGACCACAGTGAGCGATTTCACGACCACAACAGTAACGGCGAACGACATCATGGCTATGAATGTGTCCGTGGCGAACACCGCCAAGATGGTGCAGGGTACACTTCAATGCGACCAGTAAAACTACTCGCAGCGTGTTTCCTTGTCGCGCTCAATCTCAGCGCGGCGATAGTACGCCTTGACCACAAGGCTGCTCAAGGAACCGGCAACCCCAGTACTGTCACGACAGCCGCGATGAACTGCACGGGCGGGAATTTCGTTGCAGTTTGGGTAGTGTTTTATGGCGCCTCAACTTCCGGGGCATCCGTCAGTAGCTCCCCTTCAAATACATGGCATTCGACTACGAATGTGGCGGGAGCCAGTACAAATGCAAATGGCGCGTGGTTCTACGCTTACAGTGCATCTGTCTCAGGCTCTATGACGGTGACAGTTACAAGCGGGAGCTTCCCAACTATATATGCGGCATGTTATTCAGGAGTGCAATCGTCTTCAGACCCAAAAGACCAAACTGCAACGAACAATGCTAGTTGCACTTCTACCTGTCAAACTGGGTCAATTACGCCATCGGTCGCGAATGAGTTAGTTCTAGCGGGGGACGTAAACACAGCCACGGGCGCAACTCCCTACAGCATCAATAACAGCTTCACAAAGCTAGATGAGTTTTCTTTAAGTGGTGGGAATGCCCAAGGAGGAGCTTCGGCGGAACTAATACAAACGACCGCGACCACGGAGAATCCTACGTGGACTCCGACAGCCACAGGAGATCAAGCAGCGGCGATTATCTCCTTCAAGGCGGCGGCGGCCAGCAGCGATTCCAATACTCCTAGTCACGGCGGGGTGTTCTAGGATCTACATGAATCGGCCGAGCTCAACTCGCAATTCTTCGTGCGAGGTTCCGCTTACCATGGATCGCCATCGCTCGCCAGCGAGTATTGACAGCTTCCATCGCATCCACGGCCAACGCAAAATGGACACGCGCAATTCCCCATTAGGGCTCGTGAAATCTCGACCGTTCTCCAGCCACGCAAGCGATCTCATAAGAGCAATCGGGCTACTGTGCTGCACTCTCTGCATTCTACTATCCTCGGCGTTCGCTGGTTCTCTGGGGCCTCCCTACCTATCGGGCCTGGGCGCGAGCACGATGACCTGCATCGACGTGGATGGTGACGGCTATGGAACCGGGTCTACTTGCACAGGACCGGATGCAGATGATAACGACTCCACTGTTCATACGGGAGCGCAGGGAATCACCAAGTACGGGACTCTGAAGATCTTCCTTCTGCATCTCGGCTATAGCCCGACCAACTTCTGGTATCTTGCTACGACTGGGTCCGACTCAAACACCTGCCACGACACGAACGGGACAAGCGCCATCTCAACACCTTGCGCCACATTTGCACACATCCGAACGTCCCTGGCGGCTAACGACCTCGTATTGTGGCGGGCCGGAACCTACACCGAAGCTCTGATGTCTCCAGGCTCTGGATCTTCCGGCAATCCCATCGTCTTCATGGCTTACCCTGGAGAGTCTGTTCTCTTCGATGAGAACGGAACCGGCAATACAGCCTTTGAAACTGTCGGGCAGAGTTATCTGACCTTCGATGGATTCAAGGCCACGGGGATCTTCGGGAATAACGGATTCATCGACGGCGGGACGCTCGACACGGCCAGCGTGGCAGCGTGGCATCACATCACCGTCCGTCACAACGAATGCTATACGGCCTGTGGCCTCGGCGGGGTCAGCGCGTTCAACGGCCTCCACGACATTCTGATTGAGTACAATTCCTTCCACGATAATGCTTGTGGCGGCGGCTCCTGCCAGCACGGAATCTATCTCGGATCGCGGGCGCTGACATCGCAAGACATCACCGTGAGGCGCAATCTACTTTACGGAGAGGACTACAACGGCGTCCACTTGAATGGCCGGATGTCGAACGTGGCTTTCGATCAGAACGTAGTCTACAACACACTCATCAAGGGCATATCATTTCAGAACGGCGTCACAAACTCCTTCATACGGGGAAATCTCAGCTTCAACAATGCGTCGGGAGGGATCGAGTTAGGAACCTACAACGGTAATGAAGGCTTGTCGAACTGCGGACCAGGAGCCAACGCGCCTTGTACTTGCGCCCCACAGAACGATTATGCGGTGTGCCCTTATAGCGAAACGGGCAACGTCATCGAGAACAACGTTGTTTATCAGACCGGGAAGGATTACACCGGAGGCACGAACAACGGTTCGTATGCCATTGTCGTGGCCCACTTCCCCGGAGGATTATGCACTACTTCAACCTGCACAGGAACGGCTTTCGGGTCGAACAC